GGTTAGACCAGCAGGTGCAAAGCTAAAGACCTTTGGTGGTAGGGCATCAGGACCAGCTCCCCTGATAGACTTATTTAACTTTGTAAGCCGTGTGTTCACAGAAGCTAAAGGACGCAGACTATCCTCTCTTGAGTGTCACGACATTATGTGTAAGATAGGTGAAGTAGTAGTTGTAGGTGGTGTACGTAGATCTGCTATGATCTCTCTAAGTAACTTATCAGATGATCGTATGCGTCATGCTAAGTCTGGTGCGTGGTGGGAGAATGATCCACAACGTGCTTTAGCTAACAACTCTGTGTCGTATACTGAGAAGCCTGACAGTTTATCTTTCATGCGTGAGTGGATGGCTCTAGTGGAAAGTGGGAGTGGTGAACGTGGTATCTTTAATCGTGAAGCATCTAAGAAGCAAGCGGCTAAGAATGGTAGACGAGATCCTAACTATGACTTCGGCACGAATCCTTGCAGTGAGATAATTTTGAGGCCGAACCAGTTCTGTAACTTAACGGAGTGTGTAGTACGTGCTACAGATACAGTAGAAGACTTAGAACGTAAGGTTAGAGTAGCTACAATACTAGGTACTATACAATCGTCGTTTACTAAGTTCCCATACCTACGTAAGATATGGCAAAAGAATACTGAAGAAGAAAGACTACTAGGTGTATCTATGACAGGTATCATGGACAATCCTATAATGACTATTGCAAACAAAGGATTGGAGAATACTCTTGGACACCTCAAACAGATCGCCGTCGATACTAATGCTACTTGGGCTAAACGCCTTGACATCCCTGTCAGTACTGCTATCAGCTGTGTTAAACCAAGCGGTACTGTCAGCCAACTGGTTAACTCTAGCAGTGGGATTCACGCTCGTCACTCAGCCTATTATGTTCGCACTGTACGCGGAGACAACAAAGACCCGTTAACAAAGTTTATGATGGATCAAGGTATCCCTAATGAGCCTGATGTAATGAAGCCAGACCAAACTACTGTGTTTAGCTTCCCTATGAAAGCTCCAGAAGGTGCAGTAACTACTTCTGATATGTCTGCTATACAACAACTAGAGATGTGGTTAGCTTATCAGCGTAGCTGGTGTGAACATAAACCTAGTGTGACTATCAATGTTAAGAAGACTGAGTGGTTTGAGGTAGGTGCATTTGTGTATAAACACTTTGATGAAATGTCTGGTGTATCATTCTTACCATTCAATGAACACACATATCAGCAAGCACCTTATCAAGATTGTTTAGCTACAGACTATCATATTCTTTTAGATAAGATGCCTGATAGTATTGATTGGGATAAGTTATCTGAGTATGAACAAGAAGATAACACAGCAGGTAGCCAGACATTAGCTTGTTCTGGAGATAGCTGTGAAATTGTAGATCTCGTTTAATGTGGACAGTGATAACTAGAAACCAATGTAACTTCTGTGATACCTCTTTACAACTGCTAAGGGGTGTCGCAGGTAGTCAGGTAACAACATACAATGTTCAGTCGTCAAGTAGTAAATGGTTATTGACCTTAATGCGTAAGTCAGGTTATACTACAGTACCTCAAATATTTAAACCCGATGGCACTCACCTTGGTGGATATACAGAACTTAAGGAGTACTTAAAAAAAGATGGCGAAGTGGAATTTGGATAACAAACAACAAGTGGTGGGTTTTGATCCAGTTAACAAACCTGCCCACTACAACCAAGAGGGTATAGAATGTATTGACTATATTAGACAAGTGCTAGGTGTTGATGGTTTTATAGCTTACTGTCATGGTAACATGATCAAGTATCAACATAGGTATAGATACAAAGCTAATCCTGTAGAGGATATGAAGAAAGCAGAGTGGTATCTTAAGCGTATGAATGAAGCATTAGCGGAGAAACATAAATGACAATAAATGAAGGAATACTGCTAGGCAATCTAGCCCTGTCTACTTACTTAGTGTGGATTATAGCTAGGTTAAATCAAGATGTAAAAACTCTGTTCGAAGGTCTAGCAATAACTATGGATGCAGTAGGAGTTAAGTAACCCCGTCAGTGGAAATATAGAATCAAAAAAGCCGTAGGTTTCCTTGAGTGGATACCTACGGCTTTTTTATGTTTACTTCTCAACCATGCTGAGAGCTTGTTTTAATGTCTCTTTGTTACGCCTTGACCATCCCCGACCAAAGTGTTTGTAATCATCTAGACCTTCGTAAAATGATTTACGTACTGTATATACGTAGTCTATAATAAACTCAGTATCTTTCTCCATAATAAGACCTAACGTCTGAGGTCCTATAGCTCCATCAGGTTCAGCTCCTACTGCACGTTGTACTGCTTTAGCAGGTCTACCTGATCCAGAATTTACAGCCCAGTCGAAACAGGCCCAGTCTAAGCCCGATGGAAGCGAATCGCCTTTAACTCGATCCCAGTAGTTCTTCTTATAGATAGGAGCTACATCATCTGGAGTTAAGTCCCTCATCTCTTGTTCAGTAGACTCTCTGTCAATCCACTTATCGTATACTTTCTTAGTGACACCTAAATTAGTCATACCACCTTTATCATGGACGTTATTTACGTAACCACCTTCGTGTTCCAATAACATATGTAGGCATTTATCAAAGTTATTCTTCATGCTTATTTCTTTCCAAAGTATTTACTTACACCACGCATACCAATGCTGGCACTTACAATACCACCAAGGGAATACTGATACCAGTCAGGCATAATCTCTAGTGCAGTAAAACCTGCTTGTACTATCTGATTACCCCAGTCCCCACAGAACGCCAATATAAGGGGAATACTGAACAAAAGTGTAATCCACTCGTCTTTCCACGAGTTCTCTGTAGCTTTCATAGCGGCAATATCCCAATCGATCTCACCTGTAGCTATCTTCATTTTAGTTTCAGCTTCTGCCTTCTTTACAGCAGTCTTGCCTTCGATCATAGTACCAGCTAAATTAGCTACTTGACCTATTAAGTTTAGTCCTAACATTATCCGTTATTACCTTTCACTTCTTTCTTGCTCATATTAGTAACGCCAAAGAATACGCCAACTATACCAGCAACTGATAGGAAGTAAATGGAAGCCATAGAACCTATGATAGAAGACGCTTGATCTAATCCTAATGCACTAGCTAATACTACACAAAAAGGATAAGCAAGCATACCGAATAAACAGAACCATGCCATACGTCTTTGTGCATCTCTTTGTGCGTCTTCATCATCTAGTCGTCTGCGTCTATCTTCTAGTTCAAGAGCTTCCCACTCTGATCTATCTATAGTGCCACTTCCATCTTTATCTACTTTATCAAATTCACTCATTCTTAAGAGTAGTCCATGCACCCCAAGCGATAGCTACACCAGCGGCAATGTTGTCGATTGAGTTAGGTAGCAATATTACAACTACTCCAAGTCCAAGTAGAGCAACTCCGTCCCATGTAGTTCTCTCTTTTAATCTATCTTTAATCCAATTCATATTAGTCTCCTAATCTGCTAAAGGGTTATCTAACGCCCTTTGTAATTTATCCATTAACTTATCTTCGAGTTCCTTCATCGAGCCACTTTGTGATACTCTGACACGTTCTCTTTGGTTCTCAAACCTTACCTCAGCGTCATCTATCATCTTTCGTACTTTGTCTTCCGACTCACGTACCATGTCCTCAACTCTGTCAGTCTGCTTCTCAATGCTCAATATATCAGAACGTAATCCATTCTTAATGTCACGACTATATTCTACTGACTCTTCTACCTTCTCAGATATACCTGTCACCTTTGCATCCATTACATCCATCTGTAGTTGATATTCTTCTAAGTCAAGCCCAGCGACTGATTCTATCTTTTGATATAAAACAAAGCCACCATACAATCCACCTACAACAGTAGATAGGAAAGCAAATATAGCCATGATAGATCCAAATGATAACTTCATTCCACCTGTCTTGAACTCACGGTCTGCTAGACCATCAATGTTATCTGCTATCTTGGTAGTATCCATTAGTTCTCAAACTCCATATCACCACCAGAATTTTGTAGGCTCTTTAGTTGTTCTAGTTCATCTCGTAGCTTCTGTATCTCTAACCTACGTTGTGCTAACTCTATTTGATACAGGTCGTCACAGTTTATACGAGCCTTTGGTTTATCTAGTGGTATAACAATCCTAGCATACACGCCAATATCTTTACCCCTGCTATTTGTATCTAAACCTGATAGTACACCTGTTACACCGTACTCAAGGTTTACACCCCCACCAACAGCATTACTGCACCTCATGTTACCAGTGGAAAATGAGTCCGACTGATAGTTCATAGGTGGGTTAGGTAATGCTAATGAAAGAGAACTACTATCTGCTACAGCAGAACTAGCTACAAAACAAAGGGTAAATAATAATCTCATGCGGGTTCACCATCTAATCTCGAACATATCCTAGAAGAAACAAGAGTTCTAGACTTGCTAGTCTTTATTACTTTTGATGTAGTACATAAGTATACAGCTTCGTCCATATCAGACTTACGTATATATACATCAAAAGACTTTCTTTCTTTGTATCCTATGTTTATAATTCGGTATGAGGATGCAAAAGGTATGTTCGTCCAGTTTAAATCAAACAACTCTATCTGATACCATTCTATTTCTTCCCTAGAGTTAAACAGAGACATCTCTACTTTAACTACCCCAGCTACATGAGATGGTTTAACAACAGGATAAGCTGGTGTCATCTCATGGGCTGAGGTGGAAAATGACCATAACAGAAAGAGTAGTATAAGCCTACTTAGCAATACAACTAGCCTGTACTAGAGCAGTATAGACCCCTCCAGCGAAAGGTTTAGATGCTCCGTAAGTAGCACTAGAAGCTGTAGAGAACCATGTTGACCCTGCAAGTGTTAGATCAAATATTGTTGTGTTGTCTACTACTACCTTAGCGGCTTCATACCCTGACATACCAGCATCACTTGTTTGTGTTACGCTTGTACTTCCTGTCCATGCAACTGTATCAGTAAGTACTGGAGAAGAACTAAAGGATGTAGGGTGAGTTATGTTAGCTGTGTAGCTGTCTGCTATAGATACATCAAACCTAATGACAGGGAGTACACCACCATCAGCAGGTGTAGTACTTAACTTACTAGCTATAGGGTTTCCATAGACCCCATCTTTAGTTGTTTGAATGACACACTTAGCTTCTACATTACCTGTTATTGGTACGTTTGCTAGTGCAGGTAAAGCGAATAGTGAGAGTGCTGTTACTAGATACTTCATATTAAACCTCATTTATCATACTGCATATCGACCATTTGTTCGTGCAGTATCTGTTGTGCTAAATTATTTCTTAGGGCTTTCTTGTTGTCAGGTATTGTACCATCTTGTAGTCCAGCCGCATCATTTAATGTACCACCATTTATATTGGCATTATAGTACATAGCGATATTAGTTTGTTGGTTAATAGCCATGATAATGTCATCTTGACCTTGTGTCTTAAATAGAGTTAGAGCATTAGCAGATGCTGTTAGACCCATCTCTATACGTGTATCTTCTTCTTCCTCTTCTTCAGAGAGTATTAGCTTACCGTCTTCGTCGTACTGGAACTCATCAGCCTCTAGTGTATCAACTACAGAGTCATCTTCTAGTGCATCATATACAACTACTTCTGGTAACTCTGGCATAGGTTTTACATAACCAGCACATGATGGATCAGACTGTGGGTCATAGCACCTGTCTACCCTGTAGGAGTATATAACAACTGCATCTTCCACTCTGCCCTCTCCCTCCACTTCAATCGAACCTGTACCCCAATTTGAAGCTGGAATGTTTGAAACTGGAAACGACTTTACAATGGTATTACCAGCTACCCCCGACCAGTCATCTGTTTCTCTGAAGATATAACCATCACCATTAGCATTGAGGTTACCGACATGTACTTTCATGTCTGCATCTGGATCTTTTATTGTAGTATACCTGTAGAGAAGTCCGTTTATGTCTACACCAGCAATACTAGGTAAGATACTATCCATACCCCAACCTAGAGAAACACTAGCGGCATTACCTGTTGTCCCGTATGTATAAGGCTCAGAGTAACAATAAGAAGGCAAGGCTACTAAAAATAACACCCAAGCCAATCTTTGTCTCACCATTTTCATCGAACATCCTCTCGATTACGTTGTTCTGGTCGCGTTCTATAGCTTCCTCGACTGCTTCCATTTCCCATGCTAACCTAGCTTTATCCCCCACCAATCCATCCTTGGGGCAGGGAGTCCCCGCGTTGAGCATTGCGTCAAAAATTCTTTCGTCCTGACACATTACAGATACAGCCGCAACCTTCATACCCATATCATACATAGTCTTAGCGTTCTTTAACTTCTCACAGTTCATGTCTCTCACTGTACGACCAGCAGAAATACCAAGTATCTGTGTTTGCACAGCACCAGCAACACCTACAGTACATAAGTCAGAGTTACTTGCACTTATCTGTGGTGATATAGCAGAAGGTGGTGGACTATTGATTGTAGTCTCCATAGATCCATCAGAAGTTATTGTACTATTACTGTCGGTGTAAATCGTATCGTCAGCATATACAATACTACCAATTAGTAGGGTAAGTAGTATAAGTAATGGTTTCATTTTCTCTCCACGAGTCTATCTAGCTTTTCCTCTATCCTATCAAACTTGCTCATTATTTGATTAAGGACTTGATTTGAGTCAACTTTAGTAACATACTCTTCTCTAGTTCTGTTTAGTAATATACGAAGTCTGCTTAACTCTATTACATAACCTCTTAGAACGAATCCAATAAAACCAATACCTAAAGTTAGGACACTACTCCACAGGTCTGTCATTTCCATTATCTTAACTCTGCCCAGTGTTCAAACACAGGGTAGTTAGTAGCACCAGATATCCTATAGTAGTGACCAACAGGAATGATAAAACTAACCGTGTTTCTGTAAGCATTGGGTTCTCCCATCCTAGGTTGTATAGTTACCCACGTACTGCCATTTGAAGACACCAGCATCCCCACGGCTCTAGCAGATGTTATAATTACTTGTATAGGTCTTGATGTAGTGTTCTCATAAGTAGTGTTAGGTGATCTAGAACCAGTTACGTCTACCCAACTTTGACCATATCCTATACTGTTAGCGTTAAAGTAAGTACTTATAGCACCAGCAAGTTTAGCTGGGGATACTAGACTTTCAGTTGTACCTGTTCCTGTATTCCAGACACTTGCATTTTGATCCCCAAGAAGTCCAGTTGTTGAACCACCTGATGATACTAGAAGTGTATCATTAAGTATAGAAGTCACACCTGTTGATTGGTTTATGTATATTACATCCACCCAAGAACTATCAGCTTCGTTTCTCACCTTAAGTATGTTATTGGTCACGTCATACCAGAACATATTAGCATAAGTTGTAGTGGGAGCTGAAGTACCACTACTATTACTAGCGAGGGCTTGCAGTCCGTTGTTTATATCAGAACGTGCGCTACTGGCAGTCTGGTTAGCTATAGAAAAATCATGTTGTGACATATATTAGTACTCCACTGTGGCACTTAGTGCCGATATATTAGGGGTTATTTTCGGGCCAGTATTAGAAAGGGTAGCTCTAAACTCTACATACCTACCTACTATCTCTCCAGTAGCATCTACAAATGTTGCACTAGATAGGTTATTTACTGTATCTGCGGCTCTAGCTTCTACTATAACACTGTAGTCTGAGAACTCTGCGTCCTCATCTGTCCAAGTATCAAAGTTATTAGGCCAAGTATCCCAGTTGTTAGGTATGTCGTCCCAGTTAACTTCTCCACTAACAGCATCTTGATGTTTACGAGATACAGTAACAGCATAAGATAGTCTAACTGTACGAGATGTACCTACATCAAAGTAACCACTGCCACCATGATCGAACTCATAGACCCCAGTGGAATTTGCATTAGCAAAGCTAGTCATAAATAGCTTACCACCAGAGACAGTAAGGTTAGTCTTAGACCCACTAAAACTTGTGCTTTCTGTATCTGTGTCAGTCTGACCTAGAGTTGGTAACTCAGAAGGAATAATAACAACAGAAGTTGCTGTAGTACTTTCGTTATTTGTTTTATCTACAGACGATACAAAAAACTTACCAGCAAGTGCAGGGAAGGAAACAGACGTAGCTGGTCTAGCAATCTTCTCTACCTTTACTAATGTAGAAGCATCTCCAAAGTTTGCAGATGAGTTTGATGAGTAATGTAACTTGTAGTGTGATAAATCTAAAGCAGTAACTGGCGACCAATTAAAGAAAGCAGTACCCCCCGATAGTAAATGAGTTAGATTAGTAGGTGCAGAAGGTGGTGCAGTATCATGTGTTACGTTAAAGGTAGTTGTAATTGTAGTACCCTTGTAACCAAGAGCATTAACAGGCGTAACTGATATAGTGTAGTTTATAGCTGGCTCATTTACTTGAGGTGCATCTATACCTACTACCTCAAACCTACCTGCTGTATTACCTTCGTTAACAAGAATAGCTTGACCTACAGATTTAAAATCTGTGTCACTTGTCTTCTTGTATTTAACAATAACTGATTCTACACGTTCTATCTCATTTGACGTTACTTCTATAACAAGCACGTTAACAACACTCTCGTTAACTCCTCTATACTCTTTACTTACAGTAACACCAACATTAGGTACATCATAGTAAGGTAGTAGTGTAGTATTGTTGCTAATAATATCTAACTCATCTGCTTCAGTAAAACCAAAAGCGGCTTCACTACTTTCTCTTAGAGTTAAGGAAACTCTTAGGTCTCCCCCTTCTACATTAGGAGATAGCTTCCAATCAGTAACCTCAAATGTCTTTTCGTTACCTGTAGTCCAACCATATCTTTCGTTTCTAAACTTAACAAAGTCACCCACCTCAATATCTAGAGCATTTAACCCAAACTCTGCGCTGAGGGTAAGTTGTTCCCTATTCCTAAAGAGCATCTGCTTTGCAAGTCTTTGGGCCGCAAGGGAATTAGTGGTATAAGGTAGTGCTAAGTCTAAAACAGACTCTACGTTACTATCCTCACTTAAGAAAATAGGAGAGTTAACTTGTGGGTAATCAGCACTTACGTACCCTTGGTCTTTATCTACAAATGTACCTCTTACTGCATTAAAGTTATTTGCCATAGACATCTTAGTGTCAAGACCTATACCGCTTCTTAGGTCGTCTAACGTAAGTATTTTAGTAGGAGCAACAAAAGCCCCAGCAAATAGTCTCCAAGCTCCAGCACCCCAAAACAAAGTACCTGCACATGAAGTCATCATATCTTGAAGTACATTACCTATACTTTGACTTGCTTCTACTACACCATTAATAGTGTATTGCTTTGAACCATCAGATAGTATTGTAGTATCATCAGATACAGAAGCGGCTTCCTCAAAAGTAGCATAATCAACACTGATGTCTTTTAGGCCATAATCAGATGTTATAAAGTCTCTTATTATCCAAGCGGCATTGTCAGTCCAAGTAGGTGTTTGAGCTACACCATTAATAGTAGTAACTACCTTCTTACCTTTTACTACAGCAGTTACAATAGGTAATCCGTTTGAAAATACACTTGAGTCGTACTCAAACCTACAGTAAAGATAAGCTATACCTTTACCTACAAAATCAACTGGAGCAGAAGTCTCAGTATGTAAAGTTGTAGCTAAACTTTTACTAGAGTTAGCAAAAGTACTTGTAGCACTTGTTTGACTTCCATCATGAACATACACTTTAACTTTTTGTCCCCAAATATTTTGAGTAACATTCTCATTAGACATACTAACTATAGCGTCATTAAGATAAACAGACTCTACACTATCTATTTCATGTCCAGCTAGAACTATTATCTGGTGAAGTATTACATTTGCTCCTCCAGAAACTTGTTGGAAGGTAACTGTACCACCTTTTCTAACTTTTCCATAAACAAACTGCATAGGAGCTAAGGGGGCTTTACTGTTAACTTGTAGTCCCTGAGAGTTATTAGGGTTAGCATCAGGCTCAGGCATTAGAGAACTTACTAATGCTGTTGTAACCATACTTATAGCTACGTAAGTCAAAACGTAAGCTGTCCAATACACAGCACCACCTGTTGCTCCAAAAGCTAGGACAGTAGCTATTGTACTGACAGGTTCTCTAGGAGCTATCTCAAATGAGTTGTTGTGCCTTAATACGTTAAAAGGAGTGTTGTGTTTATTTATTGACATACCCAAGCACTTTCTACATCTTCAATGTTTAATCTTGTTAAGCCTTCCATGTTAAGGAAGACAGCCCTAGAGCCTATGGAAATACCCAAAGCGACACCAGTTATCCATCTACACCCTACTCTAGTTGTCACTAGACTACCAAATACAGGCCTTTCAACTTTAGTTAGTTTAGTAGCTAACCCTTCATCTAAAGAGTTAAAGCCAAAGTCATCTCTTACGCTTCTCGGTCCTTTAGGATATACGCCATTACTTTGCATATATAACCCTTCCCAATCATCAGCATAACCTACACCATACATAGCTCTAAATGCACCATTAGTAAAAGTGAAACAGTCATGTACACCCCACTGAAAGGGTATACCTATCATTTTATCTAAGTAAGAATTTAACTCTACTTTCCCCATGTTATTTGTGCATCTTGTAGCGATTGCACATAGGAAA